ACACTATCGTCCATAGCTCTTAAATCAAGTTCTCTTGCTTTTAATTTAGCAATTGGGTCGCCATTGTACTCACCCATAATTTTATTTTCTTCATTTTTAAATTCTTCAGTCATTTCTGCAATTAATTTAGCTTTTCTAGACTCTAAATTGATTGACATAGTCATAATCTGTTGTTGATACTGCGGATCTTGCTGTAACATTGGATTTTGCTGTGCCATTTGTTGCATTTGCATTAATTTTGCAATTTCTTCTCTAAATTCTACCTCTAATTGCTCTTGTGCCATCAAAGAAATGTGTTCAAAGATGTTTTTTTCTAATGCAGCCATTACAACTGGACTATTTCTAGCAATATTTGTTGCCATAAAGTTTAAATGGGTCGTAATATGCGCTTGATGGTCCTGTCCTTTAAAAGCTTGGAACGGTTTGTTGCTCATTGCAAGAATATTTTCAGTTGCAGGGTCCATTGGAGTCGGTTGTTGTGGTGGTGGAAGTATTTTATCAATATTTTTTACACCAATTGCTGAATACATTGAGTGAAATGCTTCATACAAGTTGTGCATTTGCGGATTTGACATCGCAAGTTGTAATTCTGTTTGTGCTAAACTGATTCTTTGTGATTGAGAAAAAATATTTGGGTCTGCAACAGGTATGATGTCTACTTTTTCATCAAAATCTGCAACTTTAATATTTCTTTGTCCACCAACTACGTCGTATGGATACTCTGCCGGTAGATAAGTTTTAAAAACACCTGCTAATAAATTAAATTCGCTCTTCATCGCCACATACAATCTTTTATGTATGGCTGACATGACTCTCGAACCACGTTCTAAAAGAGCTATAGTCGTACCAACAGCTGCTTGTTGGTTGCCGTCACCGACCTGCATGTCAGCTATGGCGGCAAACCGTTGCCCTGCCTGTACCACTATACCCATCAACTGTAATAATGTTGGTGAAGGTTCTTTAAATGGTAAAGGCATAAATGCATCTTTAATACTTCCTCCAGGTGCATCTACATCTCTGAATTCTCCAGGTTGGATTGCCTGCGCTTCGTCTCTTACTCTTATTCCTCGTTGTTTAAATCCTGCGGGTAAATTACTTAATGTACCTGCATCTAGTAGTTGTCTTAGTGCAGTAGTTGCCGTTCTAGACAAACCACCGATCATATGAATTAAACCAAAACCATAAAAACCCATTCCAGGTAAAAATTTAAAATGTACAAAGTAATCTATTTTAAGTTTTTGTGGATCGTCAGCTTGATAGTTTCTTCTAATTGATAATATTTCTCTGCTACCCATTTCAAGAGTTACAATGTATGGAAGTTTAATTCCTGTCATTTCTCCTGATGAGTCTTTATCTTCAAAACCTTCTAAATCTAAGTCGGTATGAATTTCTAAAATAGTAAAAATGTCTTCGTCTTTAGTTTTCTTAACACCTTCTAATTCTCTTTCTTTTTTTTCTACTTCTGTTTCTTGATTGTAGCCTGGTGTTAATTCTACATCTTGATAAAAACCTGAAACTTGTTTTTTTCTTAATTCGTTTTCAGACATTTTAATTACATGAATAACAGACTCTGCATCTTCTAAAGATGTTGCAGTGTAGGGCACTACTAAATCATCAGCCGGTACAAATTTTGAGACGGCTCTGCCAAGCAGTTCATCGTAATAAACTTTCTTGAACGCAGAGCCGGCAAGAGGGAGATAAAAAAGCATTTGGTCGAACTCGGGTTCGTACTCCTTCATCACATCCATGAGCTGATAGTTCATGAATTCTTTAACTCTGTTTGATTGTTCTTCTCTGGCTCTGTCCGCTAGTCCAACTATTCTTGTATGAACTGGACCATTAGCCGGTAATAATTCTTTATAAGCTTGTGCTTGAAATTGTGTTACAGCTTCAGCTAATACAGGGTGAGTTGCACCTGATGCTCCTTGAAAGGGTTGAGTTGGATTTTCATATTTAAATCCTAAAAGATCTAAACCTTTTGTGTAACTATCTTCCCAATCTTTTCGAGAAGACTTGTATTGTTCGTAATTTGCTGCAAGATCAGATCCAAGTTTACCTAAAATATCTTCTGGTAATAATTCTGCTAAGTTATCAAAATGACTTTCACCACCAGGCTGATTAACTGCTTCTGGATCAAAATTAATTGTAGCGCTACCATCTTCTTCTTGAGTTATTTGTACATCATCAGGACCAACTTGTTCTTCAGTTGTTTTTGATTCTTCAACTGCAATTTCTTCTTCGCTAGGTACTTTTAATTCAGTCTCTACGTTTGGTAGGGCTTTGTCTATATCTGCCATTTATATTCTCCGAGTTCTTTATTGTTGTAACCTGTTTTGTAGGAACATTCAACCCCTGTGAGTCTGGTCCTTTAAGTGGTGGAATTTCTTTCCACTTGACGTGTTGCATATTTGCAACAAGTGTTTTATTCTTCACTGAACATACCTCTTTTCTTTTTGTAATCGTCATACATTTCATAACCACTGATACCTAGTGATAAGGCTAATCCAGGTAGACCAAAAAATCTACTTCCCATTTTTAAAGCTGCAGGACTAATTCCAAGTCTCATAGCTTTGGCTATTCCAGGACTTAATCCTGTGCTTACTAATTTATCTGTATAAGGAGCAAAAGCAGCTCCCAAATAATTAAGTGGGTCAGTTGCAATTTCTCCTAATGAATCTCCTTCTGCTATTTGTCCACCAATAAACAATGGTTCAGTTGCAAGTAAACCTGCTGGAGTTCCAAGAGCTCCCAAACCTCTTCCTAAACCTTTTAAACCAGTCATAGTTATACCAGATTTTTTTGCACCTAAAGCTTTGTCTCTAAAAGCTTTTAATGACGAAGGTGCAGTTACTGCTGTACCTGCTACAGCACCGGCTCCAACAACAGGTAGTTGCGCATCTATTATTGCAGAATCTGTTTTTGGTTCATCTACAATGGGATCTGTTATCATATCAATCAACATATTTTTTTGTTGATCCTCGTTTGATAAATAAGTTGTCGGGTCATCATTCATAAATGTTTTAACAGCACCAGCTCCGGCAGCACCGACCGCGGCCAAGGCGCCAAATTTACCGCCACGTTTTGCAAAGTTTAAAAAACCTGTTGCTGCGTTTTTAACTTTATTGATTGGCCCTCTTTCATCAGGAAGTTTATTTATATCTTGTGAAAGTTTTACAGGATCATCATCAAAAGCAAACGACATTTGTTCTACACAACCTGGTCCACCTCCTGAAGCAAAACCTATTCTACCACCTTCTTTTCTAAAAAGTTGACAAACATTTCCTTCGTTTTTTTTAGCAGCTGCAATTAATGTTTTTCTAAGATTACTATAGGTATCTCCTTGACCTTCTTTAATAAATTTTTCTAGTTCTGGTTTTTCTACTACTTGTTTTAAAAGATTTGGTGCTGCTTTTGGATTTTGTGATAGTTCATTAAAATATTGACCAAATCTATCTGCTCGAGTTGTTGCAGAAGAAATTGGGCTTGTTTGTAATTTATTATTTACAATAGAGTAAGGTGTTTTATTGCTAGATATATCTTTGTACCCCGAATAAACCATTTTGTTTAAATTATTTATATCTTTTGTTACATCTTTATTTTTTAAAAGATTTTCTTGAATATTCTTTATATAAGCTGATCTAGTTCTTTCAAAAGAATCCCCACTAACCCCCCATCCTAAACCCAGGTTTTTAGCAAGACTCATTCCTGCTAAATCTTTTCTAGCAGCCTTAAGTATATTTTTATTGTCTGATTTAACAGCAGCAGCAAGACCTTGAGTATGCTCTATACTGTATCCAAGTTTTAATTCTTCAGGAAGTTGTTTAACATCAAAAATTTTTTTTAATGCTCTATGTTCACGACGCATTTCATTTGTTAATGTTCTTCTAGGAAGGTTTAATTTATCTTCTAAAAGAAATAAACTTTTTACATTCTCAGCATTTGATCTAGCAAACTTGTCTTGATATTTTCTAAACAATAAAGCATATCCAGGAATTTTTGCAAACATATCTGCTCTTGCAACTCCATAAATACCAGAATCAGGAGACAACCAAAACATTGCATCTTTTGCACCTTTAGGAGGTTTTACTTTTAAAAATTGATTACCTTGACCTTTTTTATCTTCTGCAAAAAATTCAAAATAATCATCTAAAGCTTTTTTAAAATCTGGATCTGTGTTTAATTTATTTTCAAAAAATATTTTTCTATATGATATTTCAGGTTTTTGCTCCGCAACTGAAATACTTCCTAGTTTAAAAAGATTGTTTTTAGTGCTTATTGATGGAAAACCTGCAGGGCCCATTGCATTATAAGATCCTATTTTTTTATAATCTAGTTTTTTAGATTCTTGTTTCCAATCTTTTTTAAAATCTTTTATAAACTTATCAACTTCTCTAGGTTTATATTTACTTAAATTTTTAGATAACCATTCATTAGTCCAATCTATAGCTTTCTGTCTTGCAATTCCCATTTGTTCAGTTTGGGATCCTCTACCAGCGCTTAAACTTTGCGATCCTAGTTTCTTAATTCTTTTTACAAAATTTTTTACTGACTCTCCAGGTTTTTGAACTGTAAATTCACCTTTACTATTTTTATACTCTAGTAGACCATTTAGTAATTTTTTAATGTTTGTTTGAGGTCCTACATAAGTAGGGTCGTATTTTGTTGCTCTAAATACCATTAGACCTCCAGGATCTTAGCTAG